AGCGGTCTGGTTAACTTCAAACTCAGCACGCCACAGTGTGAAGGTGACATCTTGAGTTTGGTCTTCAGTCCAGAGACCACCATTCTGAGACATGAACAGAGAACCCAAGGAGGGTTGCTCAACCACACGGAGTTCAGTTCCGAGTTGGTTCTCACCCAGTTTCGCAGTCCAGATGGTGTAGTTCAGTGAGGTTGGAGACTTAACAACAAAGGCGTAGTAAGTGTTGCTCATCAGGTAGACTGGAGCACGGAAGGTAAACTTCGTGCGTGCAGTTGCATCCTCGGAGGTGCAGACACCCATCTGAACACCAGGGCGACCATCCACAACACGCACGCTTGCAACTGCGCCGGAACCATCTCCATCGATGGTGATGGAAGGAACCTTGGTGTATCCAGAACCAGTGGAGTCGACGGTAATGGCGTAAACCTTACCTTCCTTGACATATGCAGTGCCGGAAGCAGCAACACCACCGGGGAGTTGTGGTTGTGAGAATGTTACGGTTGCGGAAGTGTAACCTGAACCTAGGTTCGTGATGTCCACGCGACCCACGCGGTATTCCTTGGTTGCAATGGTGAAGGTGTTGGTACTCTCAGGTGTTGTCTGAGGAACGATCTCTTCGCCTTCCAGGAACACACCGTTGTAATTGCTCAGCAGAACATTGTAAGTGTGGTTGGTGACATTGGTTTCGGAGTTATCGCTTGCATTCTGGAAGACCACATCAGACTTGACGATACCCGTCGCGCCGGAGGTTTGACCAACGATCGTAGTGCCAGCGGCGATAGATGAACCAGCGGAAGCGATAACGCGCAGCGCGGAATCGGATTGGAGGGTAACATGAGAGTGGGGTAGGATTGCCTCGGTTGGTACCTGACCATCGGTGGAAACAATGTATGCCTCCACGGGTTGAGTGTCATCCTTCGTGCGGAAGAAGATATCCAGTTCGGTGATGAACACACCTTCAGTGTGAGTCTTATCGATTTGGAAAGTCTGTGCGACGGGGTCAAAGTAGTTCGCGGAGGTCTCCTGTGACTCGATAATTTGAGTCTCAGTTCCAGTAACCGTGGTGGTGGAGGAGAACTCGGGAACGCGAGTGGCAACGATGGTCTCCTGCTTATCCATGATGACACCACTGGAGGTGAAGTCACCTTCGGCGTAACCTTCAACCTGAGACTCATCCTTCTCGTTTTGTGGGTGAGTGGTCAGGCGCAGGGTAACAGTTCCTGTGTTGAAGGAGCGAGTAGTACCTTCTTCCTGGTACTGGATGTTCTCCATGTTGCCGTCAAACTTAGTCTCGGCGACGGGAGGACGACCGTTGGGAACGATAAACACACCAGTCAGTGTTCCGACATCATCAGACATTAGTGGGTATCCAAAACCTTTGCTGTTCTCGTTGGGGATACCGGAGTAACGGTTCTGACCATCGGGCCAGTCGTTGGTGGTTTCGTCGATGGAGAACCAAGCACTGCAGTCCACATCATCGAAGAACGCATAGTAGCGACTGTTTGGTTTCATGCGATACGCCTGAACCAAGATGGGAATGGAGCGCATGGTCTCGGCGACCTGCACATCCACCACTCGGTCACCGTAGGAAGTTTCAACCACTTCACCGGTGGAGACATTGATGGTAGTCTGCGTTTGCTCGCGCTGTTGTGTAGTCGTGGTTGTCTCGTTGAAGATAGCAAGCGGTGGTGAACCTCCTTGTGCAAACACATCACCTGCAGCAGGGTCAACTGTGACGGTTCCGCCGTTAGCGATCACAGCGTTCGCTGCGTCGGCCGCGGCATCTTCGTTGCCAGGAGTGTTCCAGATGTCGGTCCTGCTGGATGTGGAGGACTCACCGGTGGTCTCCCATTCACCCCAAGTTGTGCCCATACCCGCATCTGCCATTTCATCGGTCAAGTTGACCATGGCGTCATAGAGGAAGTTATCTTCGATGACCAAGTCGGGAAGACGGTTGGTCTCTTGGAATGTGTCAATCTCGGGAGTCAACTGCATGTTGCCGTCATAAGTGAAGACGGAGAAGGGTTGCAGGTTGATGAATCGGGTTGCCAGGGGGTTCTGTACCAGGCGAGTTGATTCATATCCAACAGTAATAATACCGTTGCTTTCCATATAACCATTACCCAGTTTCTGTTCAACGGTCATATTCTTGTCTTCCAGTTCCACCTGATCCATGTAGTATGGTGAGCGGAGATGGTTGAACTTAGGATCGATGGAACAGCGATACTGTGACAGAGCAGTGTCTCCAGTTCTGTGATCCGCGAAGGAATCCACGACAATGCCGTTCTTGTAGCGATCGAGACCGGTAACGGAGTCACGAACATCCATGTTGATTGCACTCTGCTCCAGCAGGGAGAGTGTTACGACTTCCTCAATGCGGTCAATGCGTGCCTCAATGGCAGCAATGTCCTTCATGCGGTAGCGCTTGTAGTTGAACTTCTTGACCTGGATCTGCTTCGATGCGAAGGTGTAAGGTGGGCAATAGAAGTCGTAAAGGCGGATTGCATTAGATGGCGTTACTGGAGGAATTGGGGAAGTGGCAGAAGCACCAGAGATCAGAGACAGAGCGCCGCGGCTGTCAAGGAAGAGAGAATCGTACTTGGGTAGATAGAATTCCAGATCTGCCTGCAGTTGGGTACCAGGGATCGGCATCCTTGGTGCAGTTGCATTACCACCGTTGGTCACATCACGATAGTTGACTGCACCTTGTGCGTCAACACCTGCCGCGATCCTGGCGATCTGCGATGGGTTTGTACCAGTGGTGTTCACTGCGGGACGGAAGTCAACACAGTCACGGAGGAACAACTTGACGCTGCTATTATTCTCGCTTCCATTTGGAACGATAGCGGTTGGTGTGTAAGTTGGGATTGAAGTGAAACCAACACCGCCCTCAGATCCGGTGTATGAATCGGCAGAGAAGAAATCACCTTCTCCGTCGTGATCGAAATAAGAGTATGTGATAGTCAGATCACCCGATGCCAAGGGGCGCCCTTGCTTCAATATAAGGCGAGAGATGTCATAGATGTTATCGCGTTGTCCGTTATCCAACTGATAGTTATCAGTAACATTAAGACCATCAGGTCCCATCAGGATCTGGGAGATCAAAGCAACATCAGTACGACCCAGTGAGATCAGTGGGAGTTGTGCATCACTACCACTAATGATCAACTCTTGGTTCTCTCGGTAGATCTTACGCTTTGCCTTTGCGTTCGTGACGAACACGGGCAGCAGCAACTTGATGGTGCTGGTGGAAGAGAGAACTTCGCTGAGTGTAATGATAATCTTGCGGCCGTTGTCCTGAGTGACATCAATCGACGAAGCGGTCAAAACACGACCTTCCAGGCGGTTGGGGTCGGAGGGATCCGCAATGTTCTCCGCGATGACAATAGAGGTCTGAGACTCATTACTAATGAAGGTCTCGTTGTTCTTACCGGTCGAGAGAGTAATGGTCGTTGCACCACCATTAACATTGGTGATGAATTCGCGGAAGATTTGATAACTGATTCCGGTTTCCTCCTGGTTGGTCTCCAGAGAAGCAACAACCGACTGTGGGAGTTGGAAGATAAGACTATCTGCAGTCTTACCCTTGGTGCGGAGGCGGATACGCTCCACAATCTTACCAGTCACATTATTGGGGATAGTCGTCGTGAAGTAGATGACGGACTTGGAACGGAGTGAACCATAACCAACGGGTTTGGTTGCGAACCTTACCATCTTGGTGATGGTGCGACCAGTGTCATCAGTGAAAGTGACAGTATCACCCTGGATGAGTTGGTCTGCTGGGTCGCCTGAGAAGTTATCACATGCGAGGAAGTTGGTACCTGCAGCACCAGAGAATAGTGAAGAGTTAGCAACCTCAAGAACTTCAGAGTCCTTATTGTTCTGGATAGAAATGTCAGCAGAGAAGTCGTTGGTGTCTGCCAGAGTTGAGTAGAACGCCTTAGCGGTTGTCATCGTGTTGGTGATGATACCGGGTTCGATGTTGGCATACCCCTTAACACCATTCGGAACCGTGGTGGCGTTGTAGTTAACGCGACTATTCAGCGTTGAACCATCGGGGTAGGGGAAGTCAACCAGAGCAGCACGCCCAAGATCGGTGATGTTAATCTCAGATGCGGAGGTGGTGATCTGACCAGCAGCAACAGTCAGAGTGATCTCAGCACCAATGGCGCTCAGTGTAACGGCAGTTTCACCGGAAAGGTCAATGGTGTTTGAGTTGGTGCCCTTATCGATGAAGGAGAAACCAATAACATCACCACGTTGGCGAATTGTGGAAACCTTATTCCCTTGAATTACTTCTTCATTCTCAATGAATTTACCAACGAGGTTGGAGAGGATAAGGCGGTTGTTTGTAGTTCCTTCTTCCACCACACCAACACTACCGGAAGTTTCACCAACAACGGCGTCACCTACAACCCAGTTCGTGGTGGGTTCAACCACACTATCCACAGGGAGTTCGGTGAAGAGTTGGGAACTCATAATACCCATCTTGTATGATGAGTTATAGTTGTAGAACCCGTCATTGCCGTCTACAACCTGCTCAGGCATGAAGTAGCGAGGTCGCATGGTACCTGCCAAGCGAGGTTGCACTTCGTAGGCATTCAGCACCACACCGGTGCCAATGGTGGAACCGCGAACCAAAGGTTGAGGTGAAGTTACAACAGCGCTGTTTCCTTCCTTATAGATCTCAGTCAGACCGGTGGCAGCACCTTCAATGTTACGGTCGGCAATGACGTGATAAGTCTTCCAGGGTGCGTTACCGAGGTTCAGTGGGCGACCGTTGCTATCTGTACTCTCACCAACAAATCCATCGGTGAAGTTGCGATACAGTTTGACTTGATCGTATGCCAGTGAGGTGCCGTCGCCAGTAATGTTCTGGAGATCGGGAGTACCGTAAACGTTCGTCAAAGAAACGTTACTACCGTCAGTGATCTGCGTCAGGGAGTCGCCACGGAAAGAAGTTTCGCGTGGTTTGTCGCCATAGACATAAGAAGCATTCTTGTAACCGACTTCATAACCTTGAACATATGCCTTACCTGGGTCGACACGGAGTACATACTTGGCGTCTGCCTGTGCTTGTGTCAGTTCG